ACCCTGATAATCTGTAGCTATTGCATATTCTCCAATGGTTACAGGGTAATGATGTATAGCAGTTTTAGTATCAGGTAATATAATTGACCCTGCCGTACCAAATGCTCCTAATTCTTCATACATTCCATGCAGAGTTCGGTATGTATTAGACTTTTGAAACACCAACTGCATACGTTCTGTTACATCATTTAGCCATAGTTTGACAGGAGCAAATTTATTTAGCTCTGGATCTACTGTTCCTAACCTAAACCACGGTCTTGCAGGGGATGTCGCACCTGCCATCATGCCAGCACCTAGCGTTCTTAATGCTCTAGTACCAGTATTGTCATATATTGAGTTATGTCTTCTATGGCCTTTGTTTCTATCCTGTACAAAATAACGTCCGTTTCTCGGTAATAAATATGTTGTCACCTCTTGCCAATGTGACCACCAAGTAGCCCTCTCTGATCTAAGGTGACCCCACCTTGTAACCAGTTTATCTCTCTTGGTTTTCATTGTTTAACCACCTAATAATGTGTTTTGACTAAGGTTCAATTCGTTAGGATCTACTCCCATATTGCCAGTTAACAATGTTCCTGATGCTCCTTGTTTAGCTGATAATTCACTAGCATCTAATGAACTGGTAACATCAACATTTTGCCTATTAGCTCTGTTATATTCTTGCTCACTTCTTTGTTGCTCTGCCTTTGCACGAGATTCTGCACGTTCATTAGCTCGGCGTTGATCTCTTAATGCTTGTTCTTGTACCTGTCTCTGGTTGTTGGCTGATGTTACCGCCACAACTGTAGAGCCAACTGCTGCAATCGCTGCTACAACTCCCATGTCATAACTCCTTAGAATAAATAATGTCTTGTACACCGTAGTTGATTCTCGGTAACAAACCAGACAAAGTGGTGTTTTCTTTGCAATGCCATAGCATTAGTTTGCATCCGAGTGATGTTGCGTGGTTTTCTGTTTCTCTAATCAGTTTTAATCCGACTCTGCCACCTCTATGTTCTTTGCTGATAAACAACAAATCGTTTTGAGCTATACGCAGATCAGCATAATGTAAATGATTAGTGACAAAGTTAACAGAATAACCTATCAAAACATCATCTTGCCTTGCTGAGAGAATGAAGATTTGCTGTGCCGACTCCATTTTGCGGTACGTTTCTTCATCTGGCTTTAGCTTCATTATCTGTTTGTTACGAGCAATCTCTTCGTAATGCTCCTCAAACAAGACATTTGCTTCTGCCAACATCTCATCAACTGTGGCTAGTGTAATGTCAATCATTAACTACTCCACATTCATCAAGAGTAACGGCTGTATCGCCAGTTACGGTCACACCATCCATAGAAAAATACTTGGTTACACAATCAAATATTATATGCACTCTGTCTGTCATGCCAACATTGTCCGCTGTGTGTACTTTTTTGTGGTTAAACCACCAGACATCACCTACCTCAAACTTCTGCTTCTGATCACCACAAGTTTGGCTACACCACTCGTTTGTTTTTAATACCAAATGAAACCGTGAGTAGTGATCCGCATACAATCCTTGGTCGTTATGTTTGGTTACATGACCACTAGGCTTGAGATTTACAATAAGTACCCTACCCATCTCCTTAACTTCTAGCTTTTCTAATATTGGTCGCATCAATGGCACTAATGCATCTTTTAGATATTCCATGCATGGGTAGTCATATGATCCTAAATCGTGCATGACGTAGTACAAACTCATCTTTAGTGGCCCTCGAACATATATGCACTCAGTATCTTTGTGTGGTGAGTTAGTCGTACTTTGTCGTGCCGTTATCTCTGTCCATAATTCTGGTTTATCGTCTAACAATTTGAGCAATGGTTCTACATCTAGACCATGTGCTACACGAATAAAATTAGAGTCTGCTGTATGGGTCATATTCCGTCTTACCTGTAGCCACTTTACGTCTTTTGATGTATATATCCTCCGGTACTTTCTTGGCTACTGGAAGGGCAAAAGTTAGTGCTAGTGCATCTGCTAAATCTGGTGACCCTGCTCCCTGTAATCTCTTCTTTATCTGATCCTTGCTTTCCAATACTCGTCTACCCACATTGTCATACCAATAAATTGGTGTAGCTAACTCTTGTTTGAGGGCTATGTCGTTAGGTATTGCACCACCTTCTTCTATCCATTCCTTCATTAACCACCACATTTCAGATCTACGATTGATGTATTGCTGTTGCTTGAGTGCCTTGCCACCAAACGGTACTTCGATTACGTCATATGACAACTGCCTTAGTCTGTCGATTACTCCACTGCCTGCACCTGCATCACAGAACACTGCATCAGGGTTATGTTCCTCGATTAGATTGGCTACTCTGGCTGCTAGTTCCATGTTGTCTATACCTCGATATACAACTGGCTTAAATGCCTGCTTACCTTGCCGTCTAAACACCACAGATCTGTCATCCCCAAACCTTGCTGGGTCGATTCCAAGAATTACTGGAAACAGTTTGACATGGTCGTTTTGATATACACGTTTTGCTGCATCTTCGGTATCTGCCAATGCAATTAACTGATCATCACCTTGGGCAGAAAAGTCACATAGATATTCCCTCGCAAATGATGTCTCACTCATATCACGTTTGAGACGAGTAACCTCATCAGGATGCAAGCTATCTGTGTCATATACCGTGTACCTAGCTGCCGTCCAATCGCTCTCGTCTATGGCTTTGTAGTACAACTCAGAAAACAAGTTGATGCCACTAGGTGTACCGATGAATATTGACCATCCAAGACGGTCAGATAGTGCTGGCTGGACTATGTCTGTCCATAGCTCGTTTTTTAACTGTGCGACCTCGTCCATGACTATGCCATCTAATCTGAGTCCTCGCATGGCATCAGGATTATCTCCACCAAACAATCTAATGATCGCTCCATTGTGTTTAAACCTGACCGATAACTCACCCTCGTTGATTTCAATTACAGACGTTCTACGCAGTGGTTCTATCTTCTGTTTTAATCTTGCCCATGCAATTGCCTTTGCCTGTCTCAGGAACGGTGCAACATAAACAAACATGGCTAGTTCCTTGTCTGTCTTCATGGCCTTATCAATTAGCTCCATGATGGCTAGTTCTGTCTTACCTGATCGCCTGTGTAATGCGTAAACACTAAATCTTTGTTTCTTTATATGGCATTCTCTCTGCCAAGTACGAGGTGTGTAGTCTAGCTTGATCAACGGTTGTCTCACACCTGTGGAACGCCTGTTGCAATTGTTAAGTTAATATTTCCTTGTGCTTCTACCCCTACACGATCTCCATAACGCTGCGGAAACCACTTAGACAATAGTTTCAATGCAACATCGCTTTTAGCCTTCTGAAGAGCCACCCAACCCGGATCTATGCGTGGATTATCTCCTCCAATCATCTCAGGAGTTTCGCTCATAATTTCCATAATAGAATCTGCAATCATATCTGATCCAACCTCGCGCGCACGCACGAAGCGTTCATTAAATTCTTTATCTTTATTCAACCAATTGTAAATAGTAGTAAAAGCAGGTTTACCTTTTTGTCTGCAATAAGCACGCAAAGTATTACCAGAAGAAATCCAAAACAAAACCTCTTCTATGATAACTGGATCAGGTTTAGCTATTGGTCTACCTAACTTGGATTGTTTTGTAGCGAGTTGGATAGGAGACTCTTTTTTCATAACGGCAAATCTGAGCTATATATCCGCGACTAACACCGAACATGATTGATAAACATCCATAACCAATACCATAGTCCTCGTGTAGCTCGCGAAGGGTATCAACTAGTAATTGAGTAATCTTAGGATTATGGTTAGGATGATCCTCAGCTACTCGATGACCAGAATCTGAAACACCAACAACTTTAGTTTGTGTTCTAAATGCTGTTAGTGTCATCAAAAAAATAAATAAAATTAAATACAATATAGAGAAATGTAGAGAAAATCGCAATATCTAAAATTAATTTGTTGACACCTGTTGGATTATATGCAACACTATAAATATCGGATGTCTACCGATGCTTCACTTACTAATTTCAATTAACAACAAGCAAATGACACAAACACTTCCACAAACTCACTCAGCATTAAACAAAACTATTAATGGACTTGAGTATTCTGAGAAACTAGGCAAATGTGTAAAAACTACTTATACATTTACTGATCTTGAGAAACAGGTTATGGATTTATTCCCTATCGAATGGTATGTAGATGACCTAGAAGCTTCTGATTTTGGCCTAGACGATCCTTCAGAGTGGTTATTAGATTGGGATGATTGCAAAGTACTTATCAAAGGTATAGGTATTACTGAGAATCAACTCAAAGGTGTTATTAGCTCATTATCTAAAAAAGGTGCAATTGAGATAGAAGAAAGAGGACAGACAAAAGCAGAGAAGAAAATGTTTGGTGAAGATCTTTACTGGCTTTCTTCCAGATGCTTTGAGTCACTAATAGCAGAGGTCAACTAATGGCCTTTGCACTATTTCCCTATTTACTTTTATTCTTAATTCTTATTTGACGAGGGTGTAACAACCCTCTTTTTTTTTGCCTAATTACTTGTATTAATGTTGCATTTATGGCAATATATAGATATGGAATCAACTATTAAAACACCAGTACAATTAGCCATTGCTGAGTTCGGTGGTGTTCGAGCATTAGCTAGGGCAATACATCGTGACCCTGCATCAGTATCTAAATGGCAAAAAGGAGATGGCACTATACCTACATCTATTCAACGTAAGCTGCTTGAGACAGCATGGGATAGAGGTATAGAACTATCAGCCCATGAACTAATCTTTGGTAGAGAATGAAT